AGAAAAAAATGAATGACATAACAATAGTTACCGCTTTTTTTGATATTGGTCGTGGTGATTGGACACCAGATAAAGGTTTACCACACTATCTACACAGAACCAATAAAACTTACTTTGACAGGTTTAGTCATATGGCCAAACTTGACAATCCAATGGTCGTCTTTACATCAAAAGAATTTATAAACGATATAAAATTTATAAGACAAGATAGACCAACCGAAATTCTAGCGCTTGATTTTTCCAACAGATTTGAAAAACTAAGAGAAGAAATTACTAAGGTTCAAAAAGACCCACAGTACCAAGCCAAAATAAATCCCATGCAAGTAAAAAATCCAGAATACTGGAATGCTGACTACGTTCTTGTCAATTTACTAAAATCTTCTTTCGTTATGAAGGCCATGCAAACAAATCTAATAAAAACAGATTTGATTGCTTGGTTGGATTTTGGTTATTGCCGTGAAGAATCTACTCGTAATAATGTAAAGAAATGGCAATATTCTTTTGATAAGGATAAGATTCATTTCTTTAATTTAAAAGATTGGAAAGAAGGCACCTACATTGAAGATGTGATTTTTAATAATGATGTTCATGTTACTGGACCATGTATCGTTGCAGGTAAAAGTATGTGGCCTATGTTAGAACAGTTGGTTCACCATAATGTTGGTGAGTTACTCAAAAATAATTTAATAGATGACGACCAAACTTTATTGTTGATGTCATACCTTCAAAAACCAGAATTGTTTGAACTACACAAAGTTTCTAGTAATGACTGGTTTGTTGCTTTTAAGGAATTTAGTGAATGAAAATATACGTTAATGGTACAGCCAATCTTGGTGATTTTTTAAATGCTATGCCTGTATTATCTGGTGTTAGTAAAGATGTTGCCAAATTTGACCTTGTAATTAAAAGTGAGATGCGTAAGTTCAATGGCATCAAAGAATTTTTACTTTATCAGGATTTATTTACTGATGTTTCTTTTGATGACGAATTGTTTGTATATGGTGATATCGTTAATTTAAGTTCGTGGCCAATCAGAGAAGATAAAGAAGATCCAGATAGGCCAACAGAAACCTGTCGTTATGAAAATTGGTTGAATGACAAATACAGAATGTTATTTAAAGTTGATGATAATTTCATAGTAAAAACTCCAGAATATGATATTACTGTGAAAGATGCTTATTATGTTGGTGACCGATGGGCTGTTGGTAATATCGACACTCGGAGAGAAACTCATGTATTATCTCATCTAAAAGATTGTGAGTTTATTGATTTTGATAGACCTATGTTAGAAAATGCTCACATCATTAAGAATCTAAAAAAACCATTTATCACAAACTTTACTGGTGTTGGTATGTTGGCCGACCTATGTAATGTTCCATTATATTGTGTTTGGAAAGCAGAAGATTGGAAACCAGAGTTTCGTGTGGGTGATAATGTATCTTGGGACGATGGAAAAGATATCAATAAAGTATTTGAAAAACATTTCTATCTCAATCGCAAAGCAAAATTGGTTCACGCAAACGAACTACAAAAATTATTATGATTATCAATATTGAACCAGGAACCTTTGGTACCATCCGAAATGGTGACATGATTGGTGTTGCTAATGTATTAGAACACATACGAAAAATCAACAATGATCCAATGATTCAGTTTCATTTGAAACCTGGAAATGTTAGCTCTGACACACATTGCCAAACGTTCTATGAGATAATGTTGAAGATGACTAACTATTTTTCACCAGAACCAGGTGAACAAACATTGCCTTGGAGAAAAGTTAATATTTGGGATTTCAGAGATATATCTGGTGATTTGGTAAAAATACCAAACAATACACCAATGGAAAAAAAGATTGCTGTATTTCCATTATTTGATGCACCATATAATCAATGGCGTAACTGGCCAAAGAATGTGTATGAACAGATTATTGCCAAATATTCTACCGAAGAATATAAAGATTATGAAAAAGTAATCTGTAAAAAAGGTGAACCTACCGAAAGTTGCCCATTTGAGGGCTGGCGGTATTCTACCAATTTCGTTCAGAATTATTACCACATTACCACAGCAGAAATCTTCATTGGTGGTGATACCGGTTCTAGCCATTTTGCGTGGGCGCTTGACAGAGGACCTAAAGACCTGATATACTACGGATCCAGTAGAGGATTAGTTCATACTTTACCATTTTATTTGATAGAAGGTAAAGGAAAAATGTCGACCTACTGGTTAGACTTTGAAGGTACTAAATGGAATTAAAATCCAACAATTTGGGTCGTATATATCTAACCCAATAATTTAATTGTGGAGAGCGGTTTGTACCACAAAGGTTAAGAAGTTGTATAAATAAGCAAACCGGCAACCAAAGTGTGTTGCATATCTAGCAAGGAAATTCAATGTTATCATTTAAGTCATTCTTAACGGAAGAATCTGAACAGAGTTCTGAACTTAAACACATTCATCATGCGGAAGATAGGCCATTAATGCATGGCCACGCAGGTTTTGAACACGCTCATGCAGCTTTGATGAAGGCTCATGAACATATGACTGGTGGTCACAAGAGCACTAATTTAACAATGAAATATGATGGTTCTCCATCAATCGTTTTTGGTCACCATCCTAAGAATAATAAATTCTTTGTTGCAACCAAATCAGCATTTAATAAAAATCCAAAAATCAACCATACAGAAGCGGACATTGATAAAAATCATGGCCATGCTCCTGGTCTGGCAAAGACACTCAAACACGCATTAAAACATTTACCAAAAGTAACACCAAAAGAAGGTGTGTTTCAAGGTGACCTAATGCACCATGCTGACACAAAAACTTTACATGAGGGTTATATCGTAGAAACCAAAGGTGATGTTTCTTTTACTCCAAACACAATCACCTATACTGCCAAAGGTAAAGAAGCAGAAAAAATAAAAAAGTCTAAAGTTGGTGTTGTGGTTCACACACAATACAGCCATGACTTAAAACATAATACACCTCATGTAGACATGAGCAAGTTCAAAGAACATCCAGATGTTCATATTCATGGTGCAGAACACGACACCAGTAAAGTTAAACATTCAGTTGAGAATGAGAAACATTTTCAGAAACACATGGCTGCAGCCAAAGAAATCCACGACACACATGGTCACAAGATGTATGATGCCGTTCATCCAAAACATAGTGGAGAAGCTGGCCACCTATCAACATACATAAACAAAACAGTAAGACATGATGAAGTGCCAAGTGTTAAAGGATTTAAAGAACACCTACAGGATGTTCATGCGAAACAGGCTGCCAAAGTTACTACCGAGAAGTCTAAATCTGAAAAAACTAAAGAAGGTGCATCACAGATTTCTCATGTAGAAAAGCACAAAGCCCATTATGGAAATTTGTTATCTATGCATCATCATTTACACCAAGCCAAAAATGCTTTGGTTAAATCATTAGAAACACATGAAGGACATTATCAACACCACATCGAAGGTAAAAAGTCCAAACCTGAAGGTTTCGTAGTTCATCATGATAATCAACCAACAAAATTGGTTAATCGTGCAGAATTCGCTAAACAAAATTTGTTAAAGGTTAGAAAATGAAAAGTTTTAAGGGTTTTTTAATTGAAGAACAAGGTCGTGGTACTTTAACTGCTTCGGGTAAAACCGGAGAGGATCATCAAAAAAGGTATATTGACCCACACATTGGATCTGATAAACACACTCATGTTTTAGCCAAAGAACATGATGATATTCCTGCAGGTTCATCCGTAAAACTCCATAAAGTTGAACATATTAATGGAAAAATTCATGTTCATGCAGAAGATGAAACTGGTAATCATCATGTAATTCCTATTTCAAAATTACATAAACCAGGTGAAGCTCCTAAAAATAAAGGCCATGAATACGAATCAAAATTTGTTGAAAGAATGAAACATCATAAGATTATGCCAGAACATCTATCTGGTGCCGGATCCTCAAGTGGTACCGATTTTGCAGTTGAAAATAAGAAAAAAGGTAAGTTCCATGCCGGTACTGTTTCTGGCCATCTACTTAATGGTGAAACAAAAAATGGTACTACAGCGGCTATGGGTCAATTAACCATCCA